CTGGAATTCTTTCTACTCCATATTTAGTTTTTACTATTGTACCATCTGTTTTAGTTTCTACATCTAGTTCTTCTCTAAGGTATTCAATTGAGTAATTAAGTAAATGTCCTTTAAAAAGATTACCTGTATTCCTCCAACCATATTCTTGATATACATTAGTATTAGAACCTAACTCTTTTAAAAAGAGTATTTGATTCTTTGGAACTAAGTATTTTTGTTTTCTTTGTGATATCATATACTGAATAAATAAAGATATGTTATTCTCTATTACTGTCCAGGCATTATACCATTCAATTATCATTTCAAGTTTTTGATGTGTTTTCTTTAAATCATTGAAACGTCCACACCAAGCTGCTACAATTTTATCTGGCTCAATATAACTTTCATGTTCTACATCATTAAGTTTAGTTACCTCTACAGGAGCTTTCATAACATATATAGAACACAGAGATTCTGATGTTGTAGTCTTACCTGCTGATACAGGGTCAATAGAGGCATAGTATGTTCCAAACTTAGGATCTTTAACCGGTCTTTCCCATACTACCAAAGCACCCTCTTTGTTCTCTGATCTTTTAGATATAGGAAATTCTTTAATTGGTTGTTTAGTAGTTTCTTTAGCTTTTATATTAAACTTCTCATCACGGGAAAGATCCAATAGTTCATAAGCATATTCTTTTTCTTCTATTCTTTTTAATTGAGCAGCTACCAGATTAGGAGGAAAGAGTGACTCTTTTCTATATGCAAAAGCCTCTTCTATATTTCTAGGATGCTGTGATATCCTTAATTGATACTGTTCAGGACTAAGTTCTTTTTTCCATTTTTCAAATTGTTCATTTAAAGCTTCTAAAGCCTCTTTAACTTGAGAGTTACCATACTCATCTATGAATGGTGGCATTGACCATTGTTCAGGAATAAATAATCCAGATCTACCTTCAGTATTCTTTTTATCTATAAGATCAGTTTCTACAGAATAGATGTCATTCATTTCAGGATTTAATATCATATCCTTTAATGGTTCACACTGATCTAAGTCTCCTACTGAACCTGCTGCTATAAACACACCAGTTGTAACAAGTCCTGCTCTCATTGCAGGTCTCAAGTATTCATATGTTGTTTGCATTTTTGGAGCAATACCGGCCTCTTCATGAAAGAAAAATTTAACCGGTCCTCCTACTCCTGTTGTTGCATCCTTTTCAAAAGACATTCCTTGTATAGTTCCTTTTAAGCCTACTTGAGTTTTTCTACCTCCTTTTCTTACTTCAATCTTTTGTTGCCACATCATAACCTTTTCAGGATTCATGGGTCTATACCAAGCAGTATGTTCATTTAAAAATCCTGCGTATTCATTTAGAAATTTCCAAGATCCTTTTTCATTTATATAATCTTTTAAAGCTGCTCCTAATTTAAGTGTAACACCTTCTTCAAACCATAACTGATTAATAAGTTTAGCCATATGAAAGTATGAAGACCCAAACTGTCTTTTCTTAAGAATAGCACAATGTCTATAATATACTTCTGCTAGTACTTCATATAATGCCATATGATACTGAGCATCTCTTAATTTAGGAAATCCAAACTTTTGATTCTCTTTATCAAAGATTGGTAAAAAGTTAAGAAACATATAATAGTCTCTTGTAATGTACCAAGAGTTCTTTCCTGACTTTACAATCAGACCTTTTCTACATTTAGCTTTTTCACCATCCCAATATCTAATAAAGTCTTTTGATCTAAAAGGTGAATTACAGTATACATTTTCTTGAGTAAACTTTAAACCTTCTTTAATAAACTCTTTTGATGTTTTATCAAAGTTATATTCACCGGGTAATTTAAATAAACTGATAAGATAATCTCCAAATTCATCTCTAGAGTTAAAAGAAGTCAAAGTTATTTCTCCATCTTCCCATGTAGGTATATCTTCATATATTTCACTCATATCCTTGTTGATCCCAAAACTTCTTTAGAAATCTAGAACCACATTCTGTATTTTCTATTTCCCCAAGTAATGATCCAAGTATTTTATTTTCTTCAAGAAGTCTTCTATTTTCTTTTTCTGTAAGATATAAATCATATTGAATATCTCCAGCATCTTTTCTAATTATCTCAACTTCTTCTTCTAGAAGTTTATACTCTTTTAAAGATACTGTATCTTTTTCTACTTTTGATTCATTCTTTTTTGCTGATGAAGGTGTAAATAGTAAAGTAAGAATTACAGTAATTCCTACAGAGATTATTAAAAATTTTAGTTTTACTTGTCTATTCATACTAACTATCATATGCTAACCCCTGTCCACCACGGACTTGACTTTGCTGTTCTTCTTGTAAATCTTTATATGCTCCTTTAAAAGAGGATCTTATTTGCTCAAATTTTGCGGCAGCATTGACTAATGAATTTATATTACCATCTCTACCATGTTCAATAGGAACTGTTTCCATATATCTTGCTAACTTATCAAGCATAGATTTAATTCCATTATAAGCTCTGGATGTAGGAGTACTATACATTTCTTCACAAAATGCTAACGCATGTCTTACAGCCCCATCTTCTGTAGAAAATTCTGCTTCTATTTCTTGGAGTATCAATTCTTCTTTATCTCTTTCTGGGGTATGAAAGAAAGGATTCTCTTCTGGATTAGGATATGTCATATAAAAGATATACTGATAAATTTTTAAATAATCATCAGGATATTCATCCATTATTTTTTTTAATGTCTTTAATGTATAACAATGTTCTGTAGGTACTACAGTATTGTTTTCTACGTCAAACAGTCTTACAATCATTTTTTAAATTTTACTCTATTATCATATAACCAATGAACTATACTTATGACTTCGTCTTTTAAATAATCAATAGGTATTTGTATTATCTCTTTTATAACAGGATCTCCTTCTGGAGTATATTTAGTTATAGGATATCCATAGTCATCTTTACCCTTTTCTTCAAATTTAACATGATGTATATGTATCTTTCCTGGCCTAAGTTTAGGATTATGTTTTATTATAATATACATATAAATACTGAGTTGTAAGGCATAATGACTAAAATTACAATCATCTAAATGACTAAGAGGAGTACTCATTCTTTCTGATTTACCTTCCCAATTCTTAAAGGATTTTGTCTTAATTTCTTTGTTTGTTTTATAATCTATTATGTTTACTTTTCCATCAACAACTTCTACTAAATCTGCTTGACCACAAATACCTGCGGATTTTAAATACACCATATGTTCAGGATATACACCAGGATCTATTTTTTGATGAGGTGCTGTTTTAACCCCAGACTCCTCTTCTCTAGGAGCAAATACAGGAATAGTAAAACCTTCTCTTTCTATAGAACTAAAACTACAAATATCTTTTTCTCTTTGATCATGATAAAAACTACCCAAAGTCATTGCCCTTAAAGATTCGCTTTCCCAAATTTCTTGTATCTTTTTAGGAGCAATGCCAAACCATTTTGATTTTTTACTTTTAGAAACTTTCTTAGCTACCTTCTCTGCATCAAAAGGATTTTTAAATTTAGATATAAGAGTAGTAACACTGATCCAATTGATATTTTCAGCAGCATCTATACTCTTATAGCTATGTTCTTCTGCATTAAATATTATACTCATAGCTCATTTAATTTATCTTCTTCTTCTTGACTCATTACAGCTTTCCATTTATCCAAAGGACAATCACTTGATAATGATCTTATTTTAAAACCTAATGCACAACCACATTCTCCACAGCAAGGTCCTGTTCCTGGAACAGCACATTTATCTCCATTAGATTCACAGGATTTACATATTGCCCATCTTTTTGTTGCAACGTCTTCAACAAACTCATCCCTTACTATTGAGTTTTTAATACCTTCAAGTATTTTCTTTCTATTTTTCCATATTTCTTTAAGACTTGCCATTTTTTTTAAATTCTTTAAACTCTTCTAGTTCACTTTTTATTTTTTCATTTAACTCTTCAATTTTATCTAGAACACCTTTTATTCTTTTATGATATTGGTATCCTCCTATAGTATAAGTATTATTCTTTTCTAAAATACTACTGAATCTTTTTATATCTCTTTCTACTGCTCCTCTCTTTACATTAAAATTTCCTAAACCTGGAACGTATATCCTTAAATGTTCTAAATCTGTAAGCGTGGATCTTAAATCAGCATAATAAAACTCTACACAATGTGCAATAAAACTTTTATCAACATCTAAATCTTCAGCTAATGTATTATAAATATTACTATACTTTTTTGGAATCATTTAGCAAAAAATTTATAATCAAGCAAAATACTTCCTTTATTTTGTATTTTTAGTTTTTCATTTAAACTAATAATCTTTTTATTCTTTTTATCTTTTATTACTAGTTTATTCTTTGCGCACTTATTAATACAATTTCTTACTGTTTGTTGTGATTTAAATATTTTATATTCCTCAGCTGCATCATAACAAAAATCAGTAAGTTCAATTGATCCTGTTTCACTTAATAAGGTTAAACATTCTAATTCAGAATTACTCACTATTATATTATTTATATAACAGTGAGTTAATATCTGATATTTAATGATATCTTTTTTAGACATCACTACACGCTTTTGTACCTGATTTACAATAGCCATTATTTTTTCTTAAGTGGTCTATTTTTAGGCTGAGGTTGTGGTTTAGGCTCTTCCTCCATTTCTTCAGGTGGATTCATCATCATTGCAAATTGCATTTGAATCTGAGCTCTTTTAAACCTTACTTCATCTAACTTCATAAGAGTCTCTTCATATTTGTGTTGAGCATCTAAGTAAGGAATAGATTCAGTATAAAAGTCTAGCATTTCTTTTTTCTTTTTTGCTAGATCATCTGGAGACATTTGCTCCATTTCTTGTTCTGTTGGTTCTGCTGTCATCATAATATATATTATTTGAATTTAAACAAATATATACATTTAAAGTTTAAACATCAAATATTTAAACATAAAAAAGTCTCCTCATGAGTGAAGAGACCTTTTAACACATATAACTAAACTACCTATTTTTAAGTGTAAAGTTTAATATTGTAATCAAATAAAACTCACGGGAGAGATCTATTTCAATTGCAAATATATCCAGAGATGAGATTCTAAGTTTTATAATAACTTTATCCCATTGTTTGTTTCTTGCATTCCAACCGTTTCTTATCTTCATGGCTATAAACTTAATAACATATCAATTAATTCTTGTTGAGGAGCCATATCAAATTTACCCTTTCTGCAATTAGTATGATTCCATAATCCTTTACTTTCAGCACACATGGATACACTACATACATCAAAAGCTTCTGCTCCTTTTTCTTTAATTAAATCTACTAAACCATTTCTAGGATCTATATTATCTCTATTAGCTATGTATAGAATTAAGTTTCTTAAAGATCTTAGTTGTTCATCAGAGTATTTATGCCATTCTTTAAAACCTCTAAACTTATCTTTTAATGTAACTACTTGATTCTCATGTGGTATAGTCCCTGCATATGTTCTTCCATTACGTATGTATCCAAAGTTACAAACCTCTATACCTACAGAATGTCTATGCATTACTGAATTACCAGTACCTAAATGCCAACCATAACCTCCTTCAGGCATACATTGAACAATCTCTCCATCATATTTAGAATCATTGTTTTTAATATTCTGTCCACCAATAACAAACTCTGTTGCCACTCTTCCTCTCCTATCATTGTTCCAATGATCTACTGTATTATAAGGATTATTCCATCCTGCTGTATGATGTAAGAATATCCAATTTTTACCTCTATCCCCACCAAAGTATTCATCAGGAGATAAATAATGTTTGTTTATAACTAAATTACCTTCTATAATCTTTCTTTCTTTTTGATCAGTATCTAGTATACCCATTGCATTCATGGTTCTAGGACCTACTATACCATCACCCCAAAGATTATTTTCTTGTTGAAATTTAATTACAGCTTCTTTTGTTTTAGGTCCAAACTTACCATCTGCAGTAATTCCTAGATACTCTTGTATATCTTCTACAAGAGATCCTTTACTTCCTTGCTTTATCAACATCATTTTCTTGTTTTACTATATTTATCCATTGAAGTAAGACCTAATGCACCAAAGGCAAATAATGCTACAGCATCTACTAGATACTCAGCTGGTCTAATATCTTCAGAACTAAACGTATTAGCTATTAAACATATTACAAGAGCAAATATACATATTAATCCGGATAATCTCTTAGATGAGTAATTTCCTGACTCATCACTCAACAATTGTTTAAAGAAAGTTTTCATAATTTAGGTTTTAAAAATCTATACAATCTGTATAAACCATATAGAATTAACAATATTAAAGATAGATATATTCCTTTATTTATAAGTTGTTTCCACTTGGGAGTCTTTTCATAATACTTTACAGGTATTTTTCTTTCTATAATCTTTTCTACTGTTACAGTATCACACTTACCATTTATATAAATAGAATCATGGATAGTGTCATGAAATATTTCAATCTTAAGTCTATCTTTTTCTATAATCAAAGTATCTCTGGTTATCTCTGTCCAAAAATGTTGAGAAAATACTGTATCATGCTCTACCTTTTCTACAGTAAATCTTACAGTATCTATTACTTGTACACTATCTATAGTTAATAAATGTGGATATTTTTCCACCAATCTTGTAAATCTTGTCTTTGGACTACAAGATATAAGTGTTAGTAAAAGTAATAAACTAAATATTATATGTTTACTTTTTACTTGCATGTATAGCTTGAATAATTCTAAGTTCCATTTGACCCATTTCAGTTTTAAGTTCTGAAATTGAAGCATCGTTTTTAGATCTATTTTCTTCTACCTGGTCTTTTAAGATGTCAATTCTTTTATGTAATGTTAATTGGCCTTCTTTCTTAGTCGTTTTAATCTCTTCCATATCTTTTGTAAGATTTTCTAAGACTACTTGCTGGATAGCAACTTTATTCTTTAGACTATACCAAACTGTTAAAGCTCCTATTAAAGCTGAAAGCAATGACACTAAAGCGTCAAAACCTATTTGCATACTTGTAATTTCCATCTCGCATTCTTATAAATAAATAATATACTATAATATACAAAATATATTTAACTTATAGAAATTTATACAGGGAACTTATGTGAGTCTATACCTCTATGATAAATGTCAACACCTCCTTTAGTATCTCTTCTATATCCAATGTTTAAGATTCTACCTCCTACAGGTTTAATTGGAGCACCTCTTTCAACATGCCAACCTTTAGATCCATCACCATATTCTTCTTTATATGTACCTGTGAGCATCATATGAATTTGTCTTTGTTCTTGTCTATAGACATCTCTACCTTGTATTAATTTATCCCTTACATCATTTCTAGCTGCATTCTCATGTATATGACCCATAGTAAATACATCAAAGTCTTCATACATTTCTAAAGCTCTAGTAAGATTTAAAGCTCCTTTAGTTACAATACCTCCTCCACCAGATCCATGAAAGTATCTCATTTTCATAGTTCTTACTACACCACGTCCTTGTCCTTTAGTAGCTCTGAGAAGTTGATTTACAAGTATCCAACCACCATAACCACCTACTTGAACATTAGTATTATTTTCATGATTAAGCATTTTAACAAATCTGGCAAGTATATCTGTTTCTTGCCATTTAATAATACCTGTTTCATGATTACCATATCCTATAACTGTAAGCAAATGAGAGTATGGTGACCACCATTTTACAGCAGTTTCTACAACACTATCTAAATATTTTGCATTGTTATGTTCTGGTCTTATATCAGATTTGTTCTTT